CCATTTTTGTACCTCCGATTGGGGTCCGTGCTAGCACTGAACTTTTGTGTTTGCTCTTTTAATGAGCGGTAGACGGGCGTAACCTCATGTGCTATGAGCACAAACCAGGGGGAAAAGCCCGAGAGCAGACGGTCCAAGATCGTCGCCGGGGTTGCAGTCGGGATCATCAGCGTTGCCCTGATAGCGGGCGGGGTAACATTCGTTACAGCCGCTAACACGGCACGTGCCGCCGCGGTCGCCGCGAATAACGCGAAAACCGTCTACGCGGCGAACCTTGCCGCGCAATCCCAGACGGCGGAACGAACTGCGGCCGTCAACGCGTCGGATGCTGCTGCCGCGTCTGCGACAGCCGCTCACGCAGCCGCCACTGACGCGGCCCAATATGTTGCAGACGCCGGCAGTTATGTCGCCGCAGCGAACTCGGCCGCGACGACAGCCGACACTGCGGCAGCCGCTGCTGCAACCGCAGTAACCGCAGGCGACCTTTACGCCGCACAGGTTGCGGAGTCGACAGCGGCCAGCGCAGCAACGCAGGCGCAGACCGCAGACCAGCAGGCAGCACAAACCGCTGCTGCCGCCGCCGCGCAACGGGCAGCACAAGCCGCAGCACAACAAGCCGCACAACAGGCGGCACAACAGCAGGCAGCCCGGCAAGCGCCAAAGCAGCAGGCATCAACGGGAGGAACGCCGACAAGCAACGGGCTCCCGGCAGGCGCAGCCGTACCCTGGATCCCATCATCCGACCCGAACAACTCGGCAGGCGGATCATGGAACACACAAGCCTGCGCATCCCACAACGCCTCGGGCAACCCTGCACACTGCGACTAAGCGGATGCGCCCGGAGGTGCAGGCGGAACGATCCCAGCAGCCTTCTCTAACGCAGCAAGACGGGACCCGTAATACGCCTGCATCATAAGACGTTGGTGACGTTCCCGGGCGACCGCCTGAATAAGCGGGGTAACCAGTTCCTCAAACCGGACACCCTCAACCAACCCGTTCTCGTCATACCAGACGTGAAGCGGGAGGATCGGGGCAACATCCTCCGCCATCATCCCGTCGAACCAGGGCGCAGCGTCCACGCCAAGCTCGAGGATGTCTGACGTTCGCTGGTAACTGTACGCGGGAAGCGCAAGGAACGCATCAAGGTCGTACCCGGCCGGACCAATATTCGTTTTGAACCGGCGCGACGACGTGTTGCCGCCCATGTTCCCCGACGAATCAATGTAGACCGCCGAATACCCCACTGTCACAGTGTTCGATTTCGTGCCCGGGGAATTGATGATGCCCGCCGAAACGACACGACCCGATGCGGTAATGTCACCACTTGCACCGACTGTGCCACCCGTCACAGCACTCGATGCTGTGACGTTGATGGCACTGACGCTGCCGCCAGTCGACGTGATGTTGGCGCCTGCGGTAATCGTCGTACCCGCTGTCACAGTTGTTGATGCGGAAATACTGCCGGTGGTGTTGATGGCACCGTTCGTGTTAAACGCACCCGTGCCTTGAATGGTGATCGAACCACCATCGTTGACAAGGATGCCACCAGCACCGATCTGCATAGCCTGACCGGTTTTCGCCGCAGCCTGCTCGGTCAACGCACGTTGCGCATCCCGCGTCTGCCTCGACTGAAATGTGGCCGGATATTGGGGGGCCTGCCCCGCCAGTGAGCCTGGGTTAACCGACATTGAAAACTCCTGCCGGTGAAATCAGGGACGGGGTTAGGACCGGAGTATTCGTCAACGTCAAGTCGTACCCGACCGCACGAGCCGTACCGGACAGACCGCCAGGGAACGACGGCACCAAATCGTTGCCGTTCGCATCCAGGCCACCAATGTTGAACCCAACATCATCACCAATGAACCAATCGACACCGAGTTGCGGACCCTCAGAAGCCACATACGACATGGTTACCGTGTTCGTTCCCGCATACATGGCCGCGACCGCAGTAGAGGCATGACTGTTCAACGTAGCAACATCAATGATCGAGGTTGATGGTGTCCACCGGTACTCGATAGTTGGCTGATCGGGGGCCGTGACGGTCTGATGAACCGACTGTGGGCGCACCGAACCCGAACCCGTAGAGACAGCCATCACATCGTTTGCGCCCTTGCCCTGCGTGTAATCCTCGATCAACTGGAACGAGGTAACCGGCCCAGGGATCTCGAAGGTTGCCGAAGGACCCAACCCGGCAGGAACCGCAGCCCCCACCCTGTCGCCCACATACAAAACTGGGGTGATGCGTTCTGGGTTTGTCCGCCACTCCCACCCGATATACCATTCGGGGCCACCGATCACACCCATCAAGTCGGTGAGAATCGAGTACACGGTTTTGTCGTCCGTGTCAAAGTAGGTGCGTGCTCGAGGTGTCCCCGCGCCGGCAGTCGTGTATTGCACCCGGATTGGGATACCGTTCTTCCCTCCGGCACCATCCACAATGTACGAGTTGATCAGGTCGGCAACAATGTCGTTTTGTCCGGTCGTTGTGTAGGTTTTGTCTCCCCCGTACCGGCAATCCAAATAGGACTCAACGGTTGCCAAATCGAGTTTGATTTCGTCCGAGTGATCGCGGGTGCGCCGCACAATTCGGTGACCGATCAACGGGATACCGTGCGACGGATCAGACGGGTTATCACCCAACAGGATCAGATGAGACGCGTTCTTCTTCGTCGCCCGCAACCAATCAGCCGGCGCATCCGCCGCATTCACCGGCAGGGTAGCACCCGACACTGATTCATACCGGCCAACCGTTTGCTGCACCGACGACACATTCAGCAACGGCAAGTCAGCAATAATCTTGCCGGTACGAGCCTCCGTAGCAACCCACGAGAAACCCATTATTACGCCGTCCTATAAGAGAACTTCCACGACAGAACAGCACCGGTCGTCCACGTCACCGGTATCACCGACGACAAACTCGACTGGTTCACATACGTGCCCGTCGCGGTCGCTGCCGCTAAAGTGACAACGGTGTTGCCGCCCAGGAACTCAGCGATCAAAGAGTTGAATGCGCCACCCGAAAGGATCGCCCCACCAATGCCCTGAGCAAACGCAACGTTCGCGAGGTTGTATTTCGCGTTCGCGGCGACAGGAAGAGACACGGTGACGCCAGGCCCAGGAATCGAAGTGGTTGACCCGAAAACGACGGACCCTTCAACCTCGACATAATCGCCACGCCGCGTGTACTGCGAGTCCAGAGTTCCGTTGCCCAACGTCAACCCGGCAAGTGTCGGCGTGTATGCGGTCCAGCCGCCATCATCCCAAATGCTGCCAGTCCACCGGACAAGGCCACCCAAAGCGGCATCATCGACGTATTGGCCGACAGAAGGTGAAGCTGGGTAGGTGGTTGAGGATCCGGTTGGCAGGATGCCACCCGCAGCAACCGTGTACGGGGCGTTCCAGGTGACTGTAGGTGAACCGCCACCGGAGACGGGTACGTTGATGTTCGCAATCACGAACGCGCGTGTCACAGGCAGTGCAGGTGCAGATGGTGACGGTGCGGCCGTACCGGCAAGATACTTGCGAGTCACCGCAGGAACAGATGACCCATCCGACTCGCCCGGGTCATCGATCTGCACATAAATGATGTCCACACGCGGGTTTGTCGCATTCGCCGCCGTAACTGCACCTGTAGCGACAGCATCAAACGCGAACTGGTACGGGCCAGCAATCGCAGACGACTCCACATCAGCGACACCCGCAAACGGTTGCACCGTCCACGTCGTAGACGTAGCAGTGACCGTGCTAGACGGGGTACCCGGACGCACACCCGTCAGAGCACCCAACGGGCGCGCAGATGTTGCCCCCGCCAACAGTGCGGATGCAGTCTGACGACCCTGACGGCCAGAGAACGCGGGCGCACCCGCAACAGCGTTAACCGCCCAAACTGTATCGACCATGTTCTATTCCCAACTTGGAGTTGCAGTGACGGTGAGCTGCGAAGCAGCGTTATACGTGGCAGCCGCGAACGACCACGTGTTGTTGCCCGGATCAAACCCGGACCAACCACGCGAAGTGATGTACCCGTTCCTGGACGACTGCCCGTTAGCGAGGACCGTTCGTTTCTCCATGTCCACCAAAAGAAATTCGCCCGTGTTCAACACGAGCGAAGAAGAGAAAACGAGCGACTGGGCCGACCCCACATGGGTGATGATCGGCCCCGTACAGGGGCCATCTATTCGCAACGACACAGGCCCGGTTTCGTTGCCCGGATTAGTGAGCGACAGTTGCCCCGAAACTTGCACAGCGGAGAACGTGGCCGGCCAAGTGGCAGGGAACGTTAGACCGCCGCTCGAAGCGGGGAGCATGGTTGACCCGGTGAGAGGCGTCCCGAACTTGCGCCAATCCTTCGCGAACACTTGAACCGTGAACGTCGACATCATGTGGTTCAGACGTGACAGGATCACATCAGCCGACCTGTACACGTTCACCGAACGGACACGCCCAGACTCCGACACCGACAACAGGGTGGCCGACCGGTTCACATTGTCAATGAGCGTGTCCGTGTCCAACGAATGTTGCGCCGGCGAAGTGGATACGATCATGCCTGACAGGGTGAGGGTGCGGCCGGTGGAGAACGAATCCCCCACCGACGCACCCGACTGTCGTGGCTTCTGCACCGGCAATAACGTGGGTGTTGATGTTCCCCATCCGTCGAACTTTTGAACAATCCACTTCGTACCGTTGCCATCAACCGCGTTCAGGGTGAGCGCGCCAATGGTGATAGGTGAGTTGGAGAGAACCATCACACCCCCTGCATGGATTGGTAATGGGTCACCATTTGTGCGGTCGCCACACCGTTGTTCGACTCGGTGATGTAGTAGTTGTTCACCACCGACCTTGAACCGCCGCCAAGCTCTGCACGTGCCGTCGCAGCATCCCCCACGTTCAACGCCTTCAACACGGGTCGGAAACGACTAGACCACGGGTTCTGAATAACCTCTTCACCCGTCGACAACCATGCCGGCACGCTGTCAGATTTCGGTCCACCCGGACCCTGGACAGAACCTCCACCAGCCATGCCGATAGTTCCGCCATCGGCATGCTTGTATGTGGTATACACGTTGCCCGCAGCGTATTGGTTTGCGACGATCTGCGAATTAGCGGTCAGACGGTCGAGCGCGGCCTGGAGTTGTGCCACGGTCATCATCGCCTGAGTGGCATCGGCCTCCAACTTCACCGTCTTGTCTTTAGGCAACCGCAAAATCTGATCAACCAACCCGGACACCTGACCGGCATCCAACCCGGCCTGAGTAGCATGATCGATGATCGACTGTCGGTTCTTCGCCAACGCAGCATCACCATCAGCCTTAGCCGTCGTCACCGCGATACCTTGCTTCGTCTCCGAAGCCACAACCGCATCCGCCTGCGCTTGCGCATCCTGCACTGCAGTAAGCACCCACTGATGATTCGCGTTACCCGTTGCCGTGTTGATATCCAACGATGTTGCCTGGGCTGCACCCATCGTTTTCATGCTCGTCTGAATGTTCGCAGCCAACGTGATGAAGTCAGCCGCGACCTTAATGTTCGCGGCCTCCAACGTCTGCGGAACACCATTCAGCAGATCGGTTTCGCTCTTCCAATCCTTGGCCGCCTGAGTAGCTGAGCTTTCCGCAACCGCCAACGCCACGTAGGCCCCTTGGGTCATCCCCAACGCTGCGGCCATCGCCGGAGCACCAGCCTGGAAAGACGCCACAACTTGCAGATACGCTGAGACTGACATGCCGTACCCGGATGCCAACGCGATCTGCGCATCCAACTGTGCCTTGGTAGAAATGGTCGCCAACCCTTGAGCTGACGCAACATCGTTGTACGCCTTGATGGCGTCGCCGGTCTTTTTCTGGTTGTCGGAAATAACCCCTGTAAGGTTGATCCAGTTTGCGCGGAACGCGGCAACCTTCGCCGTCGAGTTCGCCGGATTATTCGCATAATCCGTCATCGCCTTATTGACCTTGAGAATGGCCGCGTGGTTCCCCAGCGTCGCCTGGGTCGTGGTTTCCGCCGTTATACCAAGTTTCCGACCAATATCGATAGCGGACTGTCCAAGACTGTTGTACTGGCCGAGTGAGTTCTTATCAGCCAACGCTTTCGCCGTCTGCTTCCTAACAGACTCACCAATAACGCCGTTGTCTTGCTCCACGGCAGCGGTGTAATCCTGCAAAGCCGACGCCGCATCCATTGACGCAATCCTGGACGCCACAAACGCTGACGCGATATAACCGACAGCCGCAACAGCCATACCGGCAATACCGCCGACGATAGAAAGGCCAACGCCAAACGTCTTTACTGCAAGGGTCGCTTTGCCAACAACAGGCTCGATCAGTTTCCAAAGCGCGAACGCACCCCAAACCGCACCAGCCGCAGCCGCAATCGGAAGAAGGTTCGCGATCAAAGGGGCAAGTACCGTCAACAGTTGCCCTGCAATGCCGACAACTCCGAGGATTACGGTCCCCAGCGGGGCAAACGCGCCGATCAGCGACAGTGCGCCATTCAGCAGAGAACCCAACGCATCTGTGACTCGCGGGAGTGCTACGGACGCATCCTGGGCGAACTTCGCCAGACCGCCACCATTGGTCCACTTCTGCCAACCAACAGCCAACTGTTCGATGAACATCCCGGCCTGCAAAAACAGCGGGTTCAAAATTTGGAACCCGGAAATCAGCGTCGAGAGCGCAATTGTGCCCGCAGTCCCCAAAACATGAGAGAACGAACCAATCTCCGCATTCAACGGACCCATCGAGTCGTTGATCAACGAAATAGCGCGCTGAAACGACACCAACATCGCTGTTGCGGCACTGTTCTCGAGCTGGTTCAGATTACCGCGCAGAATCTCAAGCCCGGCCGAGAACTGGTTCCCCGCAGCAGTCCCGTCAGCCATCGCATGTTTGATACCCAGCACAGCCAAAACACCAGCCGCACCCATACCAGCAAACGCGCCACCAAGTGCAGCAACGGTCCCGGCCAAAGCTGAAACCAACGGCAGCAGCGCCGCAATAGCAATACCGATCGCCACAGCAGGACCAGCAGCAGCACCACCACCCTTGGGAGGGGCAGCAGCGGGAGCCGCCGTGTCGTGCACCCCCGAGCCAACAGCGTTAGCGTCATTCAAAACCCGCTGAGCGTCAGCCAGTTTCCGTGTCGCAGCCTCATGTGCAGCCTCAGCACGAGCCGACGCAAGATGCAACGACATCAACCGAGACTCGGACGCACCACCCTTCGTCTGAACCTCATCCAACTTCTGGTACGAGATCTTCAAACGGTCGTTAGCGAACCCCAGTTGTTCTTCGGCAGCCTTGACGGCTTCCATCTTCGCAAGCGCATCAGTAACGGCAGCCTTGACCTTGATTTCAGGGTTCGACGCCCCCAGCTCACGCGCTTTAACCTCAGCGCGGTCAAGCTCAGCCACCCACTCCGAATCGTCAACCTTCAACTTGCCAACAATGGAACCGGCTACCGTGGGACCTTCGCCGCTCATTCGGAATCTCCCTCGTCAGTCGGCCTCAACAGCCTGTGAATGCGGGTATCCGCCGCCAACAACCCCTGCAACCGCACCGTGAACCAACGCCACGACTTCACGTGCAGCAGCGCAGACAAGTCGTGGCCGTACTCGGAATCAAAATCGGATTCGAGTAACGGCCACGCCTCAAAAATTTCCGGCCACGAAACAGCCCGGCCCTTAGTTACTTGGGTGGGGACTTCCTCGTACCACTCGTAGAGGCCGGTTGCTTCGTCGTACTGGCCGCGACCGTACTTTTGGAGCGGCGCTGCGCCCTGTTCTGGCTCTTCGCCACGTAGGCGGTCAATGCTTTTGGGTCAGCACCAGTCGTCCACACGATTTCGGCAACCTCACGGCCGCGCTGAAAGTCGGCCAGCGCAGCCAGTGCTGCACGGTTCACAGCAGCAGCAGGCACACCATCGGCCACCATCAGCTCATACGTGCCACCAAGGAAAGCGCCGTAAAACTCTTCATCACTCATCGTCTCCGTAGGGTCCGACCCCTCCGCCGTAACCCGGGTGAACTTCAAACCAGCAGCCATACTCACCGGAGGAATCGAATACTTGACCCCATTGACCGGGAGAACCAGCGGGTCAACAAGTTCGTTAAAATCTGCGAAAACCATTCTGGGTTTGCCTTTCGAATCAACTGGGTAGGAACAAATGAGGGGTGCGACCAGACCCAGACCGGTCGCACCCCAGCTATCAGGTACGGGTGTAAGGGAAAGCCGCCGAAGCACCCGTAGCGTTCGTGACCGTCACCGGAGCCGAACCAGCAGAACCGGCAGGCATAACCGCAACAATCAGCGAATCGGAGACAACAATCCACGACGTGGCGTTCACCGCGCCGAACTTCACACCAGTCGTAATGACGGTGCCCGTGAAGTTCTGGCCTGTGATCTGAACCTGACCGCCAACACCCACACCAGAAGGAGTGGCCGTAAGGATCACTGGAACAGAAGCCGGTACGTACGGGTTCGTAATCGAAGTCAGCACACCATCACCAGTCAGCGTGATCGTGACCTCTTCAAGATCCGCAACCGCAGTCTTAGACGGGTTCCAATCCACAATCGCCAGACCCGAATACGCTTCCGGCGCACCATTACGGTCATACCAGCGCACATAAATGCGGGCCGCGGACTGGAACTGGAACCGTGCAGCACGCACAAGCTCCTGACCCGGATCAAACACGCCAGCAGTCGTCGGCCGGAATGCTTTGATAACAAGCTTCCAACCAGTCAGCGTCTTCTCAAACGCGGCGAACCCGTTCGTGTCATACGTGTCAGCAGACTGAATCGTGGGAGTCTCAGAGTTATTGAGATCATCAATACCCTTCAAATTCACCCATGTTGCATTGTCCGTGGACACATCTACTTTAAACCGTCGTGCAAGTGCCGAGGGCATTGTGCCTCCTAAAGGCTTTGGGGCGTTAAATGAAAAAGCCCCTCAACTTGGAGGGGTCTAAACTGGTATCTGGGTTTACCAGGAACCGGGGAAAAGCCCGGTGGACTAGATGAGCTTGTTGCTCTTGCGCAAGTTACATTTGGCGTGCGCTGGTCTGATGTTCTCCATTGAGTGAGGGCCACCCTTTGACAGGGGGATCACATGATCGAAATGAAGATCGGATTTTGATTCGATCGGTGCTTCACATATGTGGCAAGTCATACCGTCGCGTTCGACAATTCCTGCCCAACTGATTCGCTCGAACCCATTGCCCAGTTTGCGTGCCTTCCGGCGATACCAGCTGTCGCGAACTTTGCCCGCATTCGCGGCACGCCACGCGGCAGACGATTCTTTAGCGCGTTCGCGATCAGCTCCCTGTTTCCAAAGGCGTTCACGATCAGGCTGGCTGCGATACAACTCACGCCTTGCAGCCCTGGACGCCTCCACGTTGCGCCAATAGCGGTCGGCATCACGGTGCTTCTGGCACATACCGTTGCCGTAGTATCTTACCAGGAACCCCCTGCGGGCCGGTTGCTTGTGGGGGGATAACTCAAATCAAGGTAATACTGGTCAGCACGTTCCCACCGTTTCAACGAATCCATTCCCATAGGAACAGACAAGTGACGGTTCATCTGATTCACATACACCGAATTGAATGTGAGTGCAGTAGTCCCATGCAGAACAGCGAATATAGAATCGCCCAAATCGTCAACATCTAAAGGTGCACCCGGGTTGCCGCGAGTGCGAACCTGCACCATCACCTGACCCAGCGGCATACTGATCTGATCCGTCAACGGAACAACCGTGATGACCACGCACCTGTCAGGTTTCGCCGGCATATCCTTGAACACAATGCCGGTTGCGGAATCTGCGTACACGCTCGACGTGTTATAAACAGCAATGCCAGCATTCGAAATCATTGTTGCGATACCGTTCGAAAGGTCGGTGGCAGTACCCATCACATGGCCTTCCCAAGATCGTCACGCAACATGTCGATAGCTTTCTGGCCTTCAGTCATCATCGGCAGTTCGAGGTACAACGCGTTACCTACAGTGTGATGAAAGTCGAGAGTGTAATGCTGGTTGCGGGCGTAAGGGCCAGGAATGTAAATTTCGGCACCATCCGCGGTGGGGCGCACTTCCTCAGACCCGACAAGGTTTCCTGTATCGACAGGTGTTTGTGACGCCACCACGCTGCGCACAAACTCCATAGCCCGCAAGGATGCCGGAACAATAGCCGCATGTACTTGCTCGTTGATTTGCTGCAAATGCAAATCAAAATGCCATTCGATGCCCATCACGCCTCAAATCAAGTTGATAGCCACATGGTCAACGGACGGCATCAAACCGGCAGTGTCATTATTGTTCGCTTTCAGAACACGTGACACAACACCATTGATTGTCACCCGAGCATCCGTGTTGAACAGTGCATTGTTTGCTGTTGCCGTGTAAACGGTGGTTTCGGAAATGATTTGCTCACCATTCGCAGCACGGACTAGTTTGCGCGAATTCTCCACCCAACACCCGTTAGGTGGTGCAAGAATAACCGGGGCCGCAAACACGTCACCCATCGCACCTGAACCGAGGAACGTCTCAACGGTTATCGTGTCAACGAACCATCGCGAAATCATCCGAACACCCACGGGTTAGGGATAAGCAGATTCTGGTACTCGAGCACACGTTCCGCTTCCGGCACCAAACCAGTAATCGCATCAGCTCGAGCCTTCGCCGCAGCGGCAGCATCCGCGAACGTTTCCGCAGCCGTACCAATCTTTGACGACAACGTGACAGTCGGTGTAAGCACACCACCAGTCAACGGGTCGTACCCGATTGCCGCCCACGCAGCCGCCTGAATACACGTAGCCGTAAATAAGGCGGCGCTTATTTGCGCATCCGTCGCCAACCCTGTCAACGGGTCAACGGGGTAATACGCCATCCGGGTTTCACGCAACACCAGAGCTGTAGCAGAACGCAACAGGTTCGTCGCATTCGCCGGTGCCGGCAGACCCGTATAAGTTGCCAAATCGGAGGGTTGCGCCAACATGTCCGGGGTAACAAAATTGCCATAAACCGCACCCATGCTGACCCCTTATTTGACGCTATACATTTCGATCAGATCCGTTTTGGTCTTCGCCTCGGCATCATCCGGGGTAATAGGAGTTCCGGTCGTCTGGGATATGTGCACTGCCCACCCAACCCATTCGCTCTTCGAAGCGTATGGGGGTGGTTGCACTCGTTCGGATTCCTCCACCAAAGGGGTACCGTCAGCGTTTACAAGCTTCAGGTACCCCTTCGAGAGACGATCCGCAACAGCCTCATGCAACGGCAAATCCATCGCGATGATGGTTTCCCCGTTCTCACTGAGAATGTGGACCGTTTCAGACATCAGATCCGGCGACCATCCGAAGTGAACGCCGTCACGGTCATAACCACCGACGTTTCGATGAGCAGCGAACCATCAGGCTGCTGCACACGAGACGAATCGAACGGGCCAACCCACTGGGTGGTCGTGTTCGCAACCGTCACAGTGACCGGGCCAAGACCCGAACTGATAGCGGACGGCTGCGAACCGGCAAGCACCGAAATGGTGCCCGAACCACCGGACGCGTTCGCAACACGCAGGAACACTTCGTGCTGCGGACGGCTGGAAGCGGGAATGACAAACCCGTTGCCGGCACCGGCGACAGACGCAGTACCGGCAGGGTCAGCGACTCCACCATTCGCCACAAGGGCGGTAGGGGTAAGAGTTACACGAGCCATTAGTTAGTCCTCCCTTTCTTAGGAGACGGTGACGAGGGCGGTAGCCCACGAGTCGGGACGGACGAGCTTGCCGCCGTAAAGGGTCAGACCCTTCACGGCGTCCTCGAAGGACGACTGCGGGCGGTACGCCTCAACCTTGCTGATCTGCTCAGCAAACGTGAACGCAGCCGACGTACCAGCGATGACAGCGAACTGGTTACCTGCCGGGTTCGGTGCAACGTTCGACACAATGACGTTCATGCCGTACGCAGAACCGATAACACCAGTGTTCAGAGCCGACGACACGTTACCGGCCGCGTTAGACACGAAACGGGGGTCGCGGAGAAGGCAACTGTTGTACATGTCAGGGGTGACCACAACGGTGCGACCCTCAGCAGGAACGTTCGCCTTGTCCAGTGCGTTCTTCAGCGGAACAATCACCTTGTCGATGGCGTCCGCATACCCGGTGGAAGCGGTAATGCCGACAGCACCAAGCTGGTTCGCGGTCTGTACACCCGTGTAGAACGACGCAATGTACGCGTCAATGTTGGATGCAAGACCAAACGCAGCCTCATTGAGGGCCTGCGGGATGACGTTGCCCTTGGCCTGACGTGCATCAACATCGTCAACACCGAACGCGAAGTACTTAGCCTGATCCACCACAAGAGTGCGCTGGTTGTCATTGACCTGCTCAGGGGTGATAACAGTCGAGTTCGGCACATACGTGCTGATCGTCGGACGACCAATGGACGTGATACGAACAGTGTCGCCAGCGTTCGCAATCTCACCTTCATAGTCACGGTTGACGAATGCGCCATACTGGAGCTTCGGACGCAACGCAACCAGAAGGTTGGCGCTCCAAATCTCTGGCCGGAAATTGGTAATAGACACGGTTGTGTCCTTTCAGGGGATTAGCCGCCTAGCAGATGCCTGAGAAGCCCTTTAGATTGGGCATCCACGATCTCTTCGGCGGACATACGAGCGAGCTGATGCTCATCGATTTGGCCTGTTTCCCCGGTCCCGCCGAGTTCAGTACCGCTCGCTGCTGCCGCCTGGACTGCTTTGAGTAGAGGGTTCGCCGCAATGGCGGCAGTAATCGCGGCACTAATGGCCGCACCATCGGCGGGGTCAACCCCGTCGATGGAAGCTTTGAAAGACACAGAGTCGAGCAATTTGCTCGGGTCTGCGCCGGTTGCTGCGGCTGCCTTGAAAACAGCCAGTTCGCGTTTCGCGGTAGCCGCTTCAGCGGTCGACTTTTTTGCGACCTCTACAGGGTCGGGGGTGTCGGAACCGATACCAGCGGCGGCGAGAATGGCCTGCACGCGGTCTGTTTCGGTTTTCGCTTTGACACGGTTGTCGCCGGCTTCTTTGCGAAGATCGGTGATGACTTTTTGTACGGCTGGGTCGAGTGATTCGACCTTCCCATCCCAGGCCGCTGGTGTGGCAGCAACAGGTGCTGCCGGTGCAGGCGCGACCGGTGCGACAGGGGCGGATTCAACGGGTGCTGCGGGTGCCTCTTCGGGCATGACTGGGCCTCCTGGGCTCATATCGGGTTTCACCCACGCCAGGTGGGACTTAAATACGAAAAGCCCCACCGAAGTGAGGCTTAACAAGTAAAGAAAAGGGCGAAAAGTTTACATGTTCACGAGACGTGTAAAACTAATTGGCACCAAGATTGAGTTGTTCGCGACGGGTGTTGCGGACGCGGCCGCTCGAATCGATGAACGCGCGCATGATCGCGAACGCCTGCCGAAGATCCTTCTGCGCTAACGCTTTCTGCTCAGGCGTGTACGCGCCAGCAAGTTCACGCTTCGCCGCCCGAATATCCCGCTCAAGTTTCCGTTGACGTTGCGACTCGTCATAAGCATGCTGATCATCCGCATTCCACTCGTGCGGTGCCGGAATCTGTGTCACACCCGGGAAGAACGCCACCAAGACGTGTTTGCAATCCGGGTGAAACAGGCCCGCAGCGGTAGCGTCAGCGATCGTCGCATCCGCCCGAGGGTCATACTCGGCCGACAGGACTTTGCCCTGCCAGGGGGCACACAAAGGACACGGGTTACCGTCGTCCGACACTGTAAACAGTTCAATACCGAGCGAACGCATCCGGTCCAGGTGGGACACGTTGAACGCACGCTGCGCAGCCGTCCGCACAGCCATCTCCACGTACGCGGACAACTCCCACTTCCGGCCACGAGAATCAGTGAACCCATCCACCCCACGCCGAGTCAAAGCCCGGTACGCATCAGATTGTGCGTTAGCGGGTGTAGACCCCAAAACTTGCGAAATTGACGCATCAACCTGGACAGCCTGGTAAATGTCATCCGCATACCGGGTGATCCGATACCCAAGCCCGTTCAGTTTCCCGCCCAAATCCTCACGGATCGCCCGGGCCGAACGTTCCGCATGAGACTCAAACGAATCCCCGGCAACACCAAACGTGGATGTCACACCGTTTCCAGACCCGGAACCAATCTGACCACCAGCGGCCACAGCCCCGCTGATAACTTTATCAACCAAGGCCGGGGTTTCAGCCTGCAACTGGGTGGCAACATCCTTCGCCGCACGCCGCAAAGCAAACCGCAGAAGGTCACCCATCCCATACGTGGCAATCAGTGTTGCGAACCTTGTCAAGAGTGCGAGCTGCGCACCCATGAAAGCCGCCAAGACGACGGCAGACGCTGCCGCCACAATAGTGGTGAGTGTCTGATCCTGCTTCTGGGTTTGCGGATCAGACATGCTCACCCCTACGTGATCGAGTTAGCGTCCTTCGACACACCACCAACTTTGATTTGCCCCGGCTTCTCCGGCGGCAACGACATCGGATCCGTCACCGAAGGCGCGAACTCAGACTTGATCTTCGCAACCTCTTCATCCCACATGTCGTCATTCCAGTCAGGGTGCAGGATACGCACCGTCTGATCCTTCGACGCAGCCTCAGCCGTGAACAAGGTTTGAACGGTTTGCGCCAAACGCAGCATCGACTCCTGCACCGAATCCGGGAACTCAACCCAAATGGGAGCATCAACATTCGGTGTGTTGAAGATCGCTTTATCGACGGCGAGCAGTTTGCCCATAATGCGTGACAAGTGCGGAGTCTGCGTACGAATGAACCGGCCACGAGTAAGGAAGGTCAAACGTTCACGAGCCTCAACCTCAGTAGCAGTCGACTCAATCGACCTCGAGTTGGCCTGACCCGCACCAAATGTCTGAAGAGTGAACCCAGACATGGTAAGAATCTGCTCCAACAAGTTCTGTGCAGTCGTCTGATAGCCGACAGGCTCGAACTTCGGCTGCGCAACCTCAACCTTGTCCGCCATCTTGGCATCCTTAGCCAGTTTGGCCTCAGCACCCACATACGTTTCCTGATCCAAATCAGCAACAGAACCTTGCCCTGGCCCAGGGTTACCAAGCAAAGACTTGTCGAAGAACACACGCGCTTTAGCAGCACGACGGGCACGCATCCAGTCAGACATTGTTTCATCCAACTGATCAATCAAATGCTCAATACCGTCAAGCGAAGAACGCCCCAACGAACGCCCAACCAGGTCGGTACGCCACAGACGGTTCGGGCCAACGTTCGGCACATACTCCACACACAAACCAGGTGACTGTGAGTCAACCCCGTCCTTGATGGAAGACGTGGCAGTCATGTTCGCCAGCGGCACCGTCTCGGGACGCGAATCCAACGGAACACGTACGCCGAGTTTGTCGTCCTCACCCTCATACAAGCCGTGCAGAATGATGCCGTTGCCGAAAGAGTTCAGTTCGTGCCGTTCCAGATGACGCCAAACCTTCGTACCCTCACGGGCAACAACACGCCAAAACGTGACCGCGGTCAACCGTTTGAATCGGAACTCAGGCAACGCCTGATCCGCATCAACAGCATCCAGGAACGGCCGATCGGCAACAAGGGACTTATCCCACGCAACCCGCAAATACGACCCACCCAGAGCTGCACCAACCTCAGTAGACTCCGCCAGAACCGTGTACAAGCCCTCATCACACAGTTCGTTGAGGCGTTCCTGAGTCGGATTCGCAACCTTCGCCGGCACACCCGACCCATCATTATCCGTGTCAACACGAACCGTGAACGTGGCAGGGTCAGCCCACAACAGGTCAGACACAGCCGTGCACACCAGACCGGCAACCGGGATCGGCATTTTCGTGTTCCGGTTCGGCCCCAACGGGCGTTGCCCAACAAAGAACCGTTGCATCCGCTGACCGATAGTCGGTTTGAAACCGCCAGTGTCAGATGCGAAGAACCCGGTGTTGTCCGCGGCAACCCCGCCACCATAGGCCGCCTGCAGTTTGGCGAGGTCATTCGAATACAATGCAGACCACTGGTTCATGTACGCAAAAATGTTCGTCATGTTCTGCGGAGGCCACACGGTCTTGCTGTCAGAAACGGGCAGCGCCATTCGGTTACC